GTAATTATACTATTTATAATAACAGTCATAGGGTGTCCAGACATATTACCTCTAAATACAAAATAACAATCTCCATTCGCCATAACTATAGGTTGTACTAATTCCATTAGTATACCAGTAGCTATTTCGAACTCATCGCTGTTATAATTACCTGAAAGGTCAAATATCGCCAACATATATCTAATAGCAGCCATTAATACAACTGGTGGTATGATACTATCGAATCCGTAAACATCTCCCTCAGTGACCTTCCATGGTTGTTGGGGTTCTGAAGTGAAATCTTGAGATCCTCTAAGGAAATAAAATAATCTAGTCCACTCTTCTGATCTTACATTCATGCCTACAGCACACTCAAAATGAAATCTATAAGTTTGATAAAGTTTAACAAAGGTTAAGAAAAACTTTCTCATTACTACACAATAGGTAATAGGACTCGCATAGAAGACGCGAGTTCTACCATTAACCCATTTAGATAACTTAAGAGGTTCTACTTTATAATGAGCCATGAATATAGGATGATTTAGCAAACCCTTCTTATAATTAGCTTCGTAACTCATAATTTCAAGTAGTAGTTCTCTCTTAGGTGTAGCATGGTGTGTTTCGGGATCTATAACAAAATGATCTGCTTTTAGACCTCTTAAAGGATACCCGTCTGAGGTATTCATCTTTAATCGATCCATATACAATTCTCCAGGAACTCCGTTAATAGCTTGTTTTAGAGGAACTGGCTTAATAATATCTTTCACAATATCATGCATAGAACCTTGTAGATCTTCACGAACCATAGCTTCAACTATTGTATGAAAGTGAGCTTCTTGAGTATTAGCAGGATTGGACATCTGTTGATCAAGAACATGAATAAGAGGATCTAAATAGACATCTTGAATTTCTCCATCTACTTCTCTAGGATACCAACCTTTCTGCAAAACTGGTGTTCTATAAGTCACTCCATACTCTTGGAAGAGAGGGTAATTAGTATCATGAATCTTGGCGACAGGTTTAGTCCACACAAACTTCATAGAAGATCCTAAAACCTCACCAACTCCATCCTTAATACCAGCTAAAGTGGATTTTGGATGTAAATCGGTGAGACTCTGTATCTCGATTTCTCCTTCAGAGAAATTAGATATTGAGCGATCTATTACGGTTTTATCAATGTACGGTGTTGTACATTTCAAAACCATATTACTAATAGGAATGGATAAAGAAATTTTGTGTTCGTAATCCCCATTTCCAGTTTTGAGCTTCTCGGTTAAAGCTCCAATATGCATATTTGCAAGATAATATCTAGCATTGATATTAATAATGCCTGGAAGTCCACACCATCCCTTCTTAGAGATGATCTCTGAAGCGAATAGATATGGGAAAGGCATTGAATAAGGTTCCATAATTATCCTATTCTCAACTACTTTAGTTTGAACAGTAGATATAGAATAATTGTCATCAGGATCCAGAAAATGCATACGACCAGCAAAGTTCAGTATAGGGGAAGGAGGTAAAAACTCTTCTAAACTCTTAGCCACAAGACCAGCGATCTTAACAACCAACATATCGCAGTCTTCCATTCTAACAGAATTAACGCTAGTAATATAGGTTTTATACTTACGTTTAATAGGTGTATCTAGAACAGAGACTAATGATAGTTGGTTAGTAGGATCGGTATGATCTTCGATAAGATGTGCATTAAGTAGAACATAGGGACCGCCAATAGCTAGAGCATGGGCAGTTCCAGTAACCTTACCAGCACAAGTAATCTGGGCTTTATAGACATTTCGAATTATACCATTCCTGATATGAGTAATATTAGTCCAGTGCTTGACCTCTTTCAGCATTAATGCGCGATTTGCGTATTTATCTGATTGAGATAGCCACTGCTTGACCTTAGGAATATCTTTCTTCTTCTCTACATGTTCAATCTCAATATCAGCTAAAGATTTAGTTGTCTTTATAATCTCTTCATCATCATCATCAGCTTCGGAGCTAAATGACGATGAGGCTTTAAAAGCATAGAGACATGTAACTAATATAGGGATACCTACTGCACAACATGTGGCTAAGGTGATTAGCTCAGATGGCATAGTAGTTTGTATAGATTCTTGAACTCTCTTACCAGCGGAGTAAAAAGAGGTGCTTACAACAAAAGAGCGTAAGCGAGAACCAGTAGAAGTTATAGAATGCTCAATATTACAATATAAGGATAGTAATCGTAAATGATAATGTTCCATTTTATCTTTACATCTATGGTGAAAAAGACGCATTTTATGTTCAATCTCTACTAATTGTTCCTGCCTAACAAGAGGAGGGACTTGAAAGTGAGTAACATAATGAATAAATTGGAATAACATCATAAACTTTCTAATATGCCTAAAAGGATAGAAAAACATACCATAT